GAGCGTGGTATTGAACTCAAGGATACAGCCCCAACAAGGAAAGCTGTGCGCCCCTCAAGGCATCGGCATCTAGACAAAGCAGCAGAGATTCTCCCGGATATGAACCCGCGAATTATGGCTCTAGCCAAGGAGGATTTGATGACAAAGCTGAAAGAAGACATTTTTAATGACAAAAGTAAGTTCAAAGAATTTGTCCATCCGCTGAGTTATGATGATGCTCTGAATGGAGTTCCTGGTGTCAAAGGTTTCGAACCAGTCAATCCCAAAACATCAATGAGTTACCCACTCAATGGTCCTAAATGGAAATTCATGCTCGACTGCGAGTTGAAAGAAGAATTGGGCCTAAAAACAGCCAGATATGTGCGAGAAGTCATAGCAGAAGATGGTACTTCAAATATCGTGTATGAGCTGGTCTTTGACAAAGATAAAGCTGATGTTGAAGCTGAAGTGGAATTCACGATGCAATGCTGGTTGGATGGAGAGCGTTCCAATGTGATTTTTAAAACGAATTGCAAGGATGCCGCTATCTCCTTCAAGAAAGCTGCTGAGGACAAGATTCGGATTTTCTCCGGTGCTCCGGTTGCCATGGTTGTCATAGCGCGAATGCTTACATTGACCTTGGTTAATTCCATGACTTATTTTCCATCTGAATTTGAAAGTGCTGTCGGCGTTGATGCTGCAGGACGCGATTGGGAGTATTTGGCTGATCATTTGAGCCAGTTCTCTGGAGGCAATCGTTGTGGTGATGGAGATTTTTCATCCTACGATCAAAAACTCAGACCTGAAGTAACCCTTGGTGCATTTGAGATTCTCCGGATGTGTCTTGTGGAATGTGGTTTCACAGATGAGATGTTAAGTCTATTTGATGGCTTGGCAACGGAATGTGTCTTCCCAATTTACGAGATTGATGGCTTGATTGCAAAAGTGTTTGGAACAGGACCCTCTGGTCATGCCCTGACTGTCGTGATTAATGGCTTGTGCAATTGCCTCTATATGAGATATGCATATTATGCCATGCATGAGCGACGGTTGAATGTCAAATTGACTATGGGTGTGATCCCTCTGTTTCATCTGCGTGTTGCTTTGATGACTTATGGTGATGACAATAACTTTGAGGTTCATCCCAAGGAGGAAGTCTTCAACATGATCACAGTTGGTGAGGAATTGACTCGCATCGGAGTAGATTACACTGATGCCAACAAACAGATTTCCACCGTACCCTTCAAAACTTTGGAAGAGATTTCATTTTTGAAAAGATCTTTCTGTGTGCACCCTCAGCTGAAGAAGCGTGTGGGTACTCTGACCATTGATTCCATCTTTAGATCTCTATTATTGAGTAAGAAGATTGGTAAGAATTGCGATGAAACAGAGGC